ACAAGGTCCAGAGACATTTATCAGAAGGATTTAAAGAGACCTGGACACATTTAAAGAGACATAATCACAAGACCTAGAAGGATTTAAAGGCACATAATCACAAGGTTTTCCACATTTAACAAGAAGTTTTCCACATAGGTTGTGGAAAACATAAAACACTAATATACATTTAAAATACCTTTTTTTAATATAAAAAAAGCATAATCTTTATATATTAGAGCAAAAAGAGGGGAATTTTGAGTTATTTCCCCCCTTACAGTTACTATCAATCAGAACAGAATTTCTGCAGTTTTCTCACTCTCAATATCAGCAACGATAACATCAAGAATCTGAAGAATATCATTTCCAGTGTTACCAACCTTGAGCATACCGATTGCAGTTTCTTTGGTCATAATAAGAGAGAAAAATGTGAGTTAATGTTTAGGTTAGTTTAATGACATAACCTAGGTCAGAAGTGTTAATTAAGAATCAGAAGTGACGAGAGAAGATGTAACCGTCCTGCTCATCATAATCATAAGAGAGTTGTTCCCAAGTTGCATCCCAATCAATACAAACAAAGGCAGGAATGTCTAGAGAATAACAATCAGTGATAAGTTGTTCTGCATATTCAGCACCTGACATTTCACCTTGATAAGATTCATCAAAGTGCTCAAGATTTTCTTCACCATAGAGTTCAATGAATGCTTTAATAGCATCTACATCATAACCATCATCAATGAGTTGTTGAATGTTATCATTGTCAGGATATTCTTCAATCAGAGTATCCTTTTCAACTTGTGCAGTGATGATACCTTTTGCTTCCATAATAGACTCATAAAATGCAGTAAACAGCACTTTAGTGTTGTTACCTTCAACCTGACAATAACCGCACTTAATTGCCATATCAGTGCGAGATAATCCCTGTTCAGTGTAAAGTGAAACAGCGTTGAGAAGATCTTGACCTTTGAGCATAATTGGAAGAGTGTTCATACTATAGAAACAATTTGGAGGTGAGTAACTTTGAAGAGGAGTAAATCAACCGCCGAACATATCATCAAATAGTTGTTGTGAAGAAACCTTTAATTCTTCACGGTGTTCTTGCATCCAACGCTCTTCATCTTCCATGCGTTTGATGGCAAGATGCTTGGGCAATCCTTCGTGCATAATAACTTTGCCGTTTGGTAGTTTGTGTTGAAACATGTTAGAAAGTTCAGAAAAAAGTGGATAAGTTTTAACGCTATCTGTCATTCACCGTGGAAGGCAAAGTGTGCATCAACAACAAAATCAATGACTTCATCAGTTGCACTTACGTCGAAACGATCGCAGAACCAGTCAACACAATCATCAGCAGGAAGCATTGTGTCAAACATAAACTCCTGAAGTACAGTCAGGTTGGTTTCGGAAAAAAAAGTGTTGTTCATACAACTAGAACACTTTCAAGGTGAGTAACTTTAATTCAACTCAATTTCCCAATCATTATCATCAATAAGATTCACCCAAAAGTGATTCTTATCGTTCGCAGAGGTTAGGAACACTTTATCTCCTAAATGTTGCTCTACAAAACATTCCTGAAGTTTGTCCATTAAGTTACAGAAACGATTCTGTGCTTTCTTAGATTTTGGTGTTACAATCGCAATCATAATGTTAATCAACCTCCAAACATTTGCTCGAAAAGATTGCCTTCGGAACGATCATTGATTAACTCAGTCCGCTTGCGTTGTAGTGCATTAAGGCAAGATTGTGCGTTCTCAAGTTGAATCCGAAGACGGGTGACTTCATCGCGCATGTCACACATTTCACGCTCGATTGCGTTGACTTCAGGGTAAGGAAATGGTTTCATAGTTGGTTTGGTTTGTTGCTTACACTATAAGGACACTTTGGAGGTGAGTAACTTTGAAGAGTTGTAAGTTGTTGTTTATAATAAAATCTCAAACATAGTGCTTTGCAAGTGTAATCACTTGATCATCTTTAACAATACAATTCGGACCAACTTTAGTCTCAAATTGATGATAAACTGCATCAGGAGATTCACCCTCCCAAGAAATCCAATCAGTCAAAGATGAACACATCTCTTTAACAGTTTTGATACCACGATAAGTGGCATCATAATGTTCTTCAAGAACAGAAAGTGCATAGCGAAAAGTCATTTCGTTTTTCATAGTGTTGTTCATACAACTAGAACACTTTCAAGGTGAGTAACTTTTATTCCTTTAACAATTCTGGATAATACTCTTCAACTTCAGTAATCAATTCATCAACTGAATACTTATCATAACTCTCACTCATGTTATCATAAAGAATTGACATCATAGTTTTAATATCCATATCATCCAAAATCTGGTTAATAAGTTGTTCTTGAAGTGCATCACGATCAATGATTTTGTCGTTGGTTTCAGTCATTTTTGTGTGAAGATAAGATTTGATAAGTGAAATAAATCAACCAACACATGCCATTGGCATATATTCTTCACGGGGCATTTTGTCGGTATTGTAACCAGTAACCTCAGCACCTTTAGCAATACGCGATGCCCACTCATTCTTGGCATCAATCATACCAACCACACTGTAGGATTTTTGACCATTAACACGGAAAGTCACACGCTTGATGAAACGCTTGACAACAACTTTCATACCCTTAACATCATCTGCTTCAGCAATAAATGCTTCGGGGAAGAAGTCAACAATGGTTGCAGAGTTAGTGAGTTGCATAATGAAAAAAGAAACGATGCTTACAATACTAAAACAGTTTGGAGGTGAGTAACTTTTACTTCTGGTAATACTCCCCAATTGATTTCATCATTGTAATCAACTGTTCATGATACTTATTCACAGTATCTTGAACCTCTTGATCTTCACCTAATAGACTCATAAAATCTACTTCACACCAATCAGAAGTGTCAATTGTTCCGTCTTCAGTTATTGGAGTGTAAAATAATTCTCCTTCAGAACAAATAGAATACGCACAACCATGTTCTTCACAAAGTAAAATGTTCATAGTAAAAGTGTGGTGTCTACACTATAAAAACAGTTTGGAGGTGAGTAACTTTTATCTCACCAAATGTTTGTCCAACGAGTATGATTTGCTTTAGTGATTTGTCCTGCATGTAACATGTTATCACACACATTAACGAAGACTTGAAACTTTTCAGTTTTGTTGAGAGCACTACCAGTGCAGCACTCTTTGATTACTTTGAGAACTTGTGCTTTGGAAGTAATCATGAGTCGAGAGAAATAATGTTGTATTCAGTAAAGTTAGGATACTCTGTTTCTACCCACTTTGATAACTTATTATTCTGTGATTTGATACCCTTATGCGTCTTTGGTTTAGTGGGCATTGACTTTAGAAAAGATAACGAACCCTCATCAGTTGTCACCTCAATCTTATATGTTGCAATTGTGGTTTTCATTCTTCAATAGTAATGGAGTGAATAACAAAATTAGGATTGAGTCGGTTACATGTTGCAATTGCTTCCTCTTTTGTTGCTTTGATATAACCCAAACGGTCATTCATAATCCAACCATTATTACGATGGAATTGACCGTGAAGAATGAATTTAACCTCTTGCATAGTGTTAATCAACCTCCGAAGTTGTCATCCATGAATGCACTATCCTGCCCACGCTCATTGTAAGGATCGGGACCAAACATTTCCTCAAAGAGATTAAGATCTTGACGATCGTATTGATCATTCACAACCCAAATCTCTTGCTTAACCCATGCTAACTCTGTTTCGAGTTTGTGCATCTTTTCACGAAGATCATAGAGTTTTTGATTGCGTTCAGTGATTGTCATTTTGTTGTTCATAGTGTTGTTCATACAACTACGACACTTTCGAGGTGAGTAACTTTCAAAATGCCAAACATGCCCAACGATCTAACATCGTGCCATAATGTTTGTTGATAGTTCGAGTCACAACTTCATTACACTCACTATCACAAAAACCCCATTCTTGATATGCTCCAAGATAACGATACATTACACTTTGAGTGTTGATTGCATCATCACTATCAGCAAGAAGTAGGGTAAAAAAATTATTTACGGTGTCAATTACATCATCAGGAGTGTCAATGTAACATTCCCATTCGCTACGCTTGAGTGTGACTGTTTTCATGATTGATTCAGGATACAACATCATATTCAATTGATTTTATACAATAACCAGTATTGTCACTGATAACATCAACTAATTGTTCTTCAGTTGGTGAATCCCATAAACACTCTTTGACATCTTCGATAATACTATCTTTATCTGATTCTGTAATGTCCTCATAGTCAAAATCAAACTCAATTTGTTTCACTTGGTAAAATACTTTCATAATGAAGAATTGTGGTTTGTCATACTATAAGGACACTTTCAAGGTGAGTAACTTTAATTACTCTTGAATTTATCCCACAAGTATAAAATTAAAATTCCAACACCAAAAGGAACAACAATAGTCCAGTATTCAATTAACAACCAAACAAAGAAAACTAATCCAGCAAGAAAACACCAACCAATCGCATCTCCTACACTTCCTGATTCACTAGGTGAATTGTAAGATTTACAACAAAGAACCAAACAACCTGGATTCTTACGCTGTACTCTTGAAATAGCGTCTGAAGATGTTAGTGCTTCAACAGTTTCTGTATATGGTTGAAAATAATCACCAGCACCAGTTCCATATTGGTGCCGAACCTCAATTTCATACAGCATACTCATCATCAATTAAAGAATCATCGGGCAAATTGTTTGCTCTGCTCTTCATCCTATTCAGTTTAGAAACAGTCCAACCATTTGCCTCTGCATCATGAACAACTCCGTCAAGTTGCTTACGCTCATTTTCAGTATGATAATGTCTTTGATTATTCATAATTAACTCTGAATAGGTTTATTGATATTATAACACAGTTTTTTAATCTTGAGTTTTAAATGTGAATGTTTAACTCCAGGAACAATAACTTCCTCTGCACGATTGATACGAAATGGTGATGCTGTGTCCAGCATAAACGCAAGATAATTGAGTTCTTTTTCTGTAAAGTCCATTGTAGATTGATGAAAAGAAATGATCAACGCTGGTAGAGATAACTACCCGCCCAGTCTGCATGTTCCAACAACCATTCACGCTGCTCAATGATTCGTAGATCATAACGAACACCTTTGGCAGGAGATTTGAATGATGCCGCTTTGTAAACTTCACCAGTCTTCTTATCAACAAAAGCATGAACACTGCGGGAAGGTCCGAGACGACTAGAACCACCATCAGTTTCCATAATGATTTTGTGATACTTTCTACCAGTTTCGATGTAGAACTTGTAAGGTTGAGAGTTGGGATGACTGTTTTTGAAATCAAGTTCAAGTGCATCACACAACATCAGCGTATATTTACGCGCATTTAGTTGAATTTGGTTGCGTGCATCTTGAGTAGCAACAAAATCAGCAAATTCAGTGGATGGCATAAAATTGAATGGTGCTTACACTATAAGGACAGTTTGGAGGTGAGTAACTTTAATTCACCAAGTTTTCTCCATCAGAAAATTTGCTTTGCTAAACTCTTGACGATCAATAACCTTAAATGAACCATATTGATTGTGAATAACATACCCTTCATGTAGTGTGTGCATAGGTCCAATCATACACTCAATATCGTCGCGTTCATCAATGAAGCAGAACAAATCTTCCTTGATAGTTGCAACCAACTTCCACAATCGCATTACATTGATGTCAATATCGAATTTTTCTGCAATTTCATCTTCGTCAATGTCATTCTCATTGCGAATGCAGTCATTGATATGTTTTTTGACTTTTGCAGCAGTTTTGTCATTCAACCAAGAAAACCGACACAAAGTTGCCATTTGTTTAGCAAACTTACAAATATCTGCCAAATCTTCACGATAAGAGTTCAATGCAACTTCAGGTTGCACAAACAAACATTTATCAGTGCTGATCAGTTTTGTTGTTAAAGGTGAAAAAGATACATTACGAAGGTCATTACCAGCACCATAAATTGTATGTGGTGCAATAATAATATCCTCTGCGATTATTTCAGGAAAGATGTAAGTAATCGTGTTGGGGCGATAACTATCACTGCCACCATAACCAATAAAATCACCTTGAATGATAGAATTTGTGCGAGGTAAGCAATCAAAGCAAGCGTGAAGAATACGCGCAACTTTACCCTCATAGAACGCATCAATTTCTTCATGAGAATGTGCAATGCGAATCTTTACTTTGTTGAACACTGCTTTGGTGCCAACAAAAAATGTGCCAGTTGCAGGATCTGTTCCCCACACAATAGCAGGAGCACCATCAATTTTTGTGCTGATGATACTATCAGGTTCAGAAAACCAGTCAAGAACTGATAGATTACCAGTTAGAATTGAATCTTCAGGATGTTCAATGTGCTTGTTTTGCATTGATTGCTTGCTCATACTATAAGAACAGTTTGGAGGTGAGTAACTTTAATTACCCATAGCGTTCCATATATTCATCAAGTGTAAATTCTTCGTCAGTCCATGTTTCTTCAATCAATTGTTCTGGTGTTAATTTCTCCATTGATTCACGAAACTCTTCTGGACTGGGATCATTTTCTGGATCAAAATCATCATGACACAACCAATCCCACTCCGCACATAATGCGTCTACAAGTTGTTCTTTAGTATATTTCATGAAGATAGTTCTCAAGAAATAACTTCGTCGATAGATGTTTGAACTTTCTCCATCAATGCAGTTCGTTGTTCAGTGGTAATCAAATTATTGCGAGAAAAATTAATAAAAGCAACCAATCCAATGATTTCCATAATACCATTAAAAACTGGAATACTATCAATAACCATCACAACTTCATGAAGAATAAGTTGTGCAATAATTACAACAACAAGAATACCAACACTGATTCCAATGTTTTTGAGAAGTTCATTGGAAACATTTTCTTGAACAAAAGTTTTTACCTGTGCAATTTTTTCGTTCATTTGTTTTTAATAAGTGATTTGTGGAGATATGTGTCCCCCACACTATAAGAACAGTTTGGAGGTGAGTAACTTTATTTCAGTTCAATTCGGTCAAACAAAACCATGCAAAGATCAAAGAACAAATCATCATCCATTTCACCCATTGTTTTGTGTAGAGATTGAGTAATCAAATCTTGCATCATTTCTGCATATTTTTCATTTTCATAAATGTTGCTGATAACATCAAGTTTAACTGCATCAGCAATCTTACTGATAGTTTGATTGGAAAGTGCCATAATTAAACGAATGAATAAAGAAACCCCCATAAGGAGGATTTTGCAAGCATTGTAGCGTCTCCTAGACGCCTCTGGTGAGTTCTACACTATAAGAACACTTTAGAGGTGAGGAACATATAAGGTGCCGTATTTGCCAAAAGTTTCCTTAAATCTATTCAAATCTTTACCCAAGTAAATGATAGCAGATTGGAAAGGTGCAGCACCTTTTCCACTACCAAACTTCAGACGTTTGTTGACAGCAATCCATGGATATTTGGTGATTGCTCTCCACCATTTGGTAGAAACATCTAATTTGATGAGAAGAACCATTTCTTTTGCATTTCCACATTCATACTGTAGTGCAGCATACGGAACCCAAGTTTTAGAATCAGAATAAGGATGATTCATAAAAACTTTACCCATCCATGGATGTGCTAAACCATTCGTTTCTTCAGTATAAAGAACCTTGGCAGGTACGTTAGGATTGTCTACATCATTACAACACGGGTCAGTATCAATCTGCCCATCAAAGAACTTAACAACATCACCAACAAACTCTACGGGAGTATTCCAACAATCAGTACGATTGCCTGTGTTAGCTGTCAGTGCTTTCAGTGCAGTTGAAGTCATTGATAGAGATACTCCGAAACGAATTGTTCGTGATTGATGATACGAACGTCAGGATAGATAGACTTCATTTTAGCACAGAAGTCATCGGAAAGATAGTAGTCTTTCCACTTCCATGCTTTGTCTGGACCTGCTAAAACAATCGTAGCAGATTTGTATCCATAATCATCAATCGAGTGTTGCAGTTTCATGAACTCAAAAGGAATTTTCTCCTCTGCTGATCCCGGAACACATTGATACTTCAAACTGATAAGTTCTTCTCCATTTAGAAGAATATCAAGTCTATGTTTTCCACCATTACGTTTTTTACCAATCCAAACTTGTGACTCTACTTTGTGGTCACTAAATTCTTCCAGAAGATTTTCTACCTCCGTTTCATAATTAGTGCCTGTTGTTGTGTCGCGAGATGCATTGGTTGCCATGATGTTGTGTGTCTATACTATAAGAACACTTTAGAGGTGAGTAATAATCAGAGACCTGCTTTTACTGCTTTGTGTGCTAAACCAAGAAGTTTTGTGCGTTCTGCACCTTTAGGAGGACGACCATTCTTTTCGGTGAAGTCTTTAATTAGTTCTGCTTTTCTTGCTTTCAATGCAGCACCTTTTTCTTTATTGCGTGCTTTGTCTCTTTCTGCGCGGGTCATTCCACCACCGTCTTCATGTTCCCACTTTCTGCGTGGTTTTGATTCTGTTTTCTTTTCTTCTTTCTTTTTAGTTGTCAGAAGTTTAGTTGCTGCTTTTTCTGCTTCTTTTGATGCAACATTAGCGGCAGATGCTGCTTTTTTAGTATCACCACCAGATGCTTTTGCAGCAATTCTAGCTCTTGCTTCTGCTCTTCTTCTTTCTTTTACCTTATCGGCATAAGATTTTGCAACTTCCTTACTACCACGTTCCTGTTCAGGTTGTTGCTCTCTTGCAGATCGTTGGCGTTGTTGTCCAATATCTTTTCTGTCTTTATATGCACCAACGGGTGCCATTTTACCTCTGCCGATCGCTTCCATTCTGCGACGTTCGGGAGCGGTCTTTCTTCTATCTGCACCAATTCTACCACCTTCGCCAGTTTTTTTAATCTGACTTCTATCCATAACGTCTTTATCATATGCTTCTGCACAGAAGGTGGCGAAACTTTTCATCGGTGGTTGTGACTATCAATATAATATATTTATTGCTGCTAGAAGTCAAGGGGTCGGGGACACCTCTTCAACCGCCACAACCCCCTTATGTTGTTTTCTTTTGCCGTGAATAACCTGGTTTATGTTACCTTTACTATAACCATTTTCTTTACACCACACATCTAACCCTACAATAGTTTCGGTGCGACCATCAATATAGGTTATTTTATAAGTTTTTCTTAAGTCGGGTCTAGGCGTATATGTTCTCACTTTCCACATCCTTTCGTCTTTTATTTTTTGTAGTATTGCCTCGCGGTTTTTGTGATAGTATTTGTTAGCGTTTCTATTGACTACCTGTCGTTTATCTTCTGGCGTCTTATATTTCGTCATAGTTTGACTTATTGCCCGCTTTATTTCATCACACATAGGTGGCGGGACGCTAATAATATCTTCGGGTGGGATATAGTCGTCCCATTCCATTTCTCGCAGGGACGCGAATACATCTTCCATAATTCTTTTGCAGGGGTATCATTATTTATAGCATAAAGTGGGACTTACGTCAACACTACACCCCTGCATTATTGACTGCCCACAGATATTCAACTGTCTTCTTCTTGCTCTTCTCTATTCAGTCGCTCGCCTGGTTTTGCTACCAATCCTGCTTCATAAAAGTATTTTACTCTTTCGCGACGTGCTTGAACAAGCATATCATATTGTTGACGCTGATCTTTAGTATATCGAAAATCTTGACGCCTCCAAGTCTCACGGAGTTCTTGAAGATGAGGCAGGACGTTTACAGTGTCAGTCATTGTTTTGTGTAGTTGTGATTTCAGTAGTCGATGTTGCCGTTGAGATATTCTTTCATATTGAAGTCCTTTTGCTCTTGAACAAGGTCTTCAAGATCTTCAGAAACAAAGTCAAAGTTTTCCATTTCTTCAACTTGAATGTCGTCGAACCAGTCCATAAGTGTTGTGCTTACAATAATAAAACAGTTTAGAGGTGAGTAACTTTTTATGCCATCAATGCTCCAGAAGGAATCTCTACAGGTTCAGGTGCTACCATATCTTCCCACTGATGCATATCGTATGCGAACCAGTTACCATTGCGGAAAATGTAAGAGTATTCTTCACCTTCAGAGAAAAACTCTTCCATATCTTTATCAAAACGAGGAGGACAATCTTCATTCCTTTCAGAATAATACAACGGACCACTTTCGGGACGAGTTTCATTATTCCAACCACAGTTAGTCCAAGCAGATGACATATCACCACCGTCAATTAGTTCTGCTACTTTCTCCTTTGAATTGTAGTGCGTTTCAAGAATCCGACCCAACCAAGAAGGATAACCATCATAATGATGATAAACAGAAAGAATAGAATCATCTTGAAGTTGAATACCAATTCGTGAGCGGGTTGCCATTGTGTTGGTTGAGTGCTTACAC